GGACGTAGTTGCCCGCTGCGATCACCGGTCCCACGGTCGTCGTGTCGACCGGGTTGAAGCGAGTCGAGTAGTCGTCTTCGTTCTCGTCGGCCTGCACGGCCACAATTGTCAACAGGTCCCCGGGAGCTGCATACGCATAGTCCCATTCGGCCCAGGACGCCGTGACGGGAGTCAACAGCTGGCGCTTCATGGCGAAGTTCCAGGTGTGCGTCTCCAACAGGGAGTCCCGTGCGATCGGATAGAACCGAGCGCACAGGCCAGCCTGCACCGAACCGTCGGGCGGCTCGATGCTAGACACGTTGGCTACATCGCCGAGGTGACTCAGAGCAAGGTTGCAGATGTCAACGGTTGAGGCCATTTGTCACCCCGGCGAGCAGTCAGTTGATCGGTGGCAGTGGGTTCTTGCGAGGGCGTCCCCGCTTGCGCTTGACCGGCTGCTCGGCAACCGGCGGCGCGACAGCAGTCGGCGCTTCAGCCACGGGCTTGGGCGGATCGACTGGGGTCAGGTAGTGACGAGGCTCACCGTCGTATTCGACGACCTCGCCCGGCCGACGGATCAAACCGTCGACCAGACAACGCTCTTCAACAAGGAACTTAGCCATAGATCAGGTCAGGCGACCGTGAAGCCAGAAGCGTAGAACTTCTTGCCGTCCTGGATGTCCAGGACAACGTCAGCCGTGACAACGCCACCGCCGATGGTCCCGCTCTCGACGTAGCGAGCACCAAGGTATCGCTGACCCTTGCCAGCGATCTCCGGGTTGATGCGGACAGTGACCTGCGTTCCGGCCACAACGCTGGCGGCGGGATCAAAGGTTGCGCTGCTGCCAAGGACTTTGATGCCCGAGGAAAGGGCCGCATCCGAAGCGGAGATCACCTCAAAGGTGATGCTGTCGCCAGCCGCACCGGTAAACGCCGTGGTCACGGTGAACACAACGTAGAGTTCGCGGCCTTCGCCGATGTCGCGGGCGACCTGAAGGTCGACCGTGTTGGTCGACACGGCAGTGGCCGTGATCGGACCCTGCGCGTCCGACAGACGCAGAAGCTGGTCAGTAATCATGTGAGTTCTCCTTTGTCAGTTCAGGTTCAGGAAACAACCGCTTCCGTGTTGAGAAGCGCGTCCACCCGGCGAAGGGGAATGCCGAGGAACGACAGGTAGCTCTGAGCGGTGCCGAACTGGGTGAGACCCTGCTCGATCTTCAGAACGCCCTGCGACTTGTCCATCGCCATGACGGACAGAGCGGAGTGAACCGTGCGGTTCATGTAGAAGGCCGGACGACCGACACCCAGGTTCGGGATCTTGTAGGTCGCCTTCGTCATCGCCTTCAGAAGGTTCGTAGCCGCCGTAAGCGCCTGCGAGCCAGTCTGGGCAAGAAGGTCCGGGACGTCGATGTTCGCGATGCGGACGACGTAGCGCCAGTCCTTGACGACGAGGCCGTTCTTCCACTGGTAGCGCGTGACGAGGGCCTGAAGGCGATTGTCACCGCTGTAGACGGTCTGCTCGCCAAGGTCTTCGTGCATCAGGCCAGCCTTCGACCCCTTCGGGAAGGGGCAGTAGACAGTCTGATCGCCCCAGACGACGAGGTAGATCGACGTCTGCTCATCGGCGGTCGGCGAGCCGTCCGAGCAACTGATGATGTTGGTGGCGTTGTCGGCGCTCAGCGAGCTGTATCGCTTCTGAAGACCGAGGAACTGCTTCGGGTCAGCGCCCGGGTCGCCGTAGAACATCGTCTCGGCCATCGTCTGGTTCATCGCTTCCAGGAAAGCGGTGTCCTCAGACAGACGGAACTGAGCGGTGTTCCCGTTGAGCATCGCAAGGTCCTTGTCGACCTCGGAACGCGCTTCGAGCATCCCGCACGCCTCATCGACCTGCGCGGTCGTGGACTTGCTGGACGGAATGCCCTGGTTGAGGGCACGCCAGTAGACAGTCGGAAGACCCGTGCGGATGACGACGCGATCACCGGTCGGCAGGTTGCCTTCCTTCATCACGCAGTCAGCAAGGATCTCGTTGCTCTGAGAGAGCAGTTCGGCAACGACGGGCACGCGCCCATCGGGGTCAACACGCTTTGCCCAGTCGAGCAGCGTCAGGTTGCTAGTGGAGAGGGTAGCCATTTCAGACTCCTAGTCAGTTGGGGTGGTTGGAATACAGCGCGGATGCGTAGCCAGCGAAGTCCGTCGGAGCAGGCTTGCGACTCTCCGAGTTTCCTCCGGCGACGAATGCGTCCTCGCTGATTGCCTTGCCGGTCCGGTAAAGCATCCGGATGACCTCCGGGTGATTACCAAGTCCGGACTTTTCCAGAAGGTCGCGCAGCTCCGGAGTGCCGAACGAGTCCAGTGCCTTCTTCGCGACGGCAAGGTTCTCGTTCATCTTGTCTCCGCCGAACTCCGAGTCCGACATCGACGACTCACGCCATTGCTTCGTGACAGCCTCGACATGCTTGGTCTGCTGCTCGGCGAGAGCAGGGGCCACCTTGTCGAGGATCTTCTGCGCGGCCTCCTGAGACAGGTCGAGTTCGCGGGCCACGTCCTCGTATGCACCAAGCACGTCCGTGTCGAACTCCTGACCCTCTGGGGACTGGAACTCATACTTCTCCGGAGCTTGCTTGGTCTCTTGGACCGGGGCATCGGACTCTTCAGCCTGAGCGGTCTCCGCCGTCTCGGACTGCACCGGAGCCTCAGGAGACTCCTTCTGAACAGCCTGCCCCGCATCCTGCGAAGCAAGCAGAGTCGAATCGGCTGCCGACTGGTTGGTGTCTGCGTCGTCAGCGGTCATCAGTGTTTCGGTCATCATCTGTGTTCTCTTTCACCATGGCCGGATACTGCTCCGGGCACATGGCGTGAATCAAAGTCAGGTATCGGTTGCCAAGGTTGCGATTGCCTTCAGAGAAGGCCATCTGCATGGCGTTGGTGTTGAACGAAAGGCGGAACACACCTGAGTGCTCCAAGATCCGCCAGAGGATGCGGCGGCCGCGCTTGGACGACATCAGCCACTTGACGTCGGCCTCCTCGTTCTCACGCGACAGCCGATCGCGCAGCGCCTTGTCTTCGGCGACGCGCTCTTGCGCCTTCAGGTCCGTTGGGTCGTAGTCGCTCACGCAGGCAAGACCTCTTCGGCCTGCACGATCTGAAGACCCAAGCGCCCAAAGGCCACCCAGGGGTCCTGCATCGTGACGTCGCACGTCGCGAACAGACCAACGAGCTGCGGCAGCGTGATGGTCGTGTCCGGGTCTGCGGCTTGGATGGCAGCAAGGAGCTGCACCGCGTCGCCAGGGTATGCGTCAGTCTGCGTCCATACGCCGTCGACCTCTTCCCAGGTTTGACACGGCATCAGCACTTCCCACTCAGGGGCGATGAAGCCGGTCGACACGTAAGACGTGGCTGGGTCCTGTCCGTCAGCCGACAGCGGCGTCGTCCACATACCTTGCCCTGCGACGGGCGCGACGGTGGTGGCGATCTGCTGGGCGAGGGCCTGTTGGGCCGCCGGAACGATCATGGTGCGGAATACGTCGGTCATGGCAGGGTCACTCCGGACTTGGTGGCGAGGTAGGTTTCGACTGCTTCACGTTCGGCTGTGGAAAGGGCATCCCGCAGGATCATTCCGTAGATCTTGTAGTTTGAGTTATAACCCCCGCTGTAGTTCCCAAACGCAATGCCTTCCGGCCAAGCCGTTGCAATATTTAGTCCTTCAGCACCAAACACTTGCTCCGTGTTGAGGTTCACCAGTGACTCTAATGCTCCTCTGTTTGCGGGAGATATGTCTGTTCCATCAAGTCGGAATGTAGGTGATCCGGCTATAGCATTTATTGCTTGGCCGCTTGCTGTGTTCCATGCACCAACGAAGTTGGATGTATTTCCGTATCCAAGCCTGTATATGTAGATGCCAGTTGCGTCGTTGACACTCCACCCACAAAAGCACGCCATTGCATCTGTAGATGATGCCAGAGCCGCGCCCATCCCATCATCCACCCCATCAAAGTCCAAGTAATACAGCCCGCCAGATGTTTGCAGCGTAGGCCGCGCCGTCGAGGTCGACTGGGTTGCGTGGTTGCCGTAAGGAAGAGACACGCCGAATACGCTGGCGAAGTTCGAGTTCAGTCTCTGGACAATGCCGTTCGCCTGCACGCTCAGGTCGTAGGATGATGATGACTCGGAAACGCAGTTATCCAGAAAGGCAATGCGTGCGGCGCTTGTCGCAGCCGATCCGAACAAGAAGTTGTCAGTAGTCACGCCCGGGGCGCCACCGACGCCGCGGCAATCGACTAACCAGCTGTAGTCGATCAAGGAGTTTGCACATAGGTCAGCAACACCACCTCCGTTGTTTTCGATATATTCGCTATCGTGGGCAATGTGGTATGACCCCCCCTGCGCCGAAACTCCTTGACGTGTTCCACTTACATCAAAGGTGCGTCGATCTCCAGATCGAATGAACCGGCACCGGACATCCTGGATCAGGCTCTTGCCGCCAGCCCACGCCGTGAAGGCATTGCATCCATCGTCTTCGGACCCATAAACGGTGCAGTCCGTCGCAACATACCACCCGCGAATGTCGCCGCCCTTGTTTACGGGGTAGACTTGCTCGACATTGTGCATCCACACTTCTGGCCTGCGCCCGGCTGCGTCAAGCGAAAAGATTTGGACCCCTTCGAGTTTGACCCCAGACAGACCGAGCGACGCTCCTGAAATGAAGATTCTGGACGTTCCGGCGCTGTTTAGGTAAAGAGCTCGGTAGTTTGCTTTCTGGGCTTCGACATTGCCTCCAATGTTCATCCACAACGTCTTTGTGGAGTTGTCCCAGTAGTATCCTGCGTCGGTTGCTGCATCGAGCAGAGCTGCGCTCGAATACTTACGCAGAGGCGTGTCGTATCCGTAGTCGTCCGCCAAACTCTGGTTCAAGACCCGGGTGACCTGCGCCGATGCACCGATCGACAGGACCGTCGTGTAGCAGTTGGTGTAGGTCCCGTCTTGCGTCCACGTCTGCGATGACAAATCCGGGCCAGCGACGCGGATCGTCACGTCGAAGCCGTTTGCGTCGAGCCACTTGAACTGTTGCGTCGTCTGCGATGCGTCAGTGCTGCGAAGATCAAACGGCTCGATGACAGCATCTTCGAGCATTACCACGCGGGATGCCGCG